GTCGGCGGCGTCGCCTGTTTCTTGGTCAAGTCGGTTAATTCTTACGGCGGCGTCCCTGTAGTAGCGGTTAGCGGCCTTCACGGATTCGTTCGTAATGTTGATTTGTTCCTCGAAGTCGCCGCCGCCCCAGGAAACAAATTCCTCGGCCTCTTGTCGTAGGTCTTTGATCGCGTCTGTGAGCAGTACGAGGGGGCTTTCGGTGATGGATCCCAGGACGTCGTTGACGGTGCTGCCGAATGGCCCCATGTTGTCGGTGACGACGCCGACGTTTTCGCCGAGCTCGGCCATGAGGCCGGCGAGGTAGGCGACGCTTTCGACGTTGTCGCCTATGGCTTTGCCGACGTCGCGGAGGATGGGCTCGAGTTTTTCCATGGCGTCGACGGCGCCTTGGGTGCCATCGGTGGCGTCGTTGAGGCTGTCGAGCAGGCCGGCGCCGAAGGCTTCGGCGAGGTTGTCGGTGGCCGTGCGGAGCCGGGTCATGCGGCCCTCGAACGTGTTGGCGGCCTGGTCTGCGGATCCGGCGAAGTTTTGGGACAGCTGGTCGAGTATCTGGTCCATGCTGGCCGTGGCGAGGGTGGCTTTGTCGATGCCGGTTCCCAGGCGCGCCAGGGTGGAGGTTTGGCCGTCGAAGGCGCGGCCGAGGCTGTCGGTTACCGTCTTAAGGCTTTGTCCGGTGCCGGCGGCGACGTCCATGGCAATTTTGAGGGCGCGGTTTGCTTCCTCGGTGTCCTTGGTTGATCGGACCAGGCGCTCGTAGGCAGGGCGTAGGTCGGTGTCGGCGACGCCGTAGGCGCGTTCGAGCTCGTAGATGTAGGCCTCGACGGCGCTGGTGTCGTGGGCCAGGTTGAGGTTGCCGAGCGTGTTAGCGAGGCTGGCGACGGCTTTTTCGTCCTCGATGGCGGCTTGGACGCCGTCTTTGGCGAGCTTGAGGGCGAACGCGCCGGCAGCTGCTCCGGCGGCGATCATGGCGGGCCCGAGATTGTTCTTTAGGGTGCCGGTAAATCCGTTTACTTTGCGGCTGGCCTGGTCCATGCCGCCGTTAAATTTCTTAAGGTCCGCCGCGAGGTAGACGGTTAGCGTTTTGGCCATGGTCTACCCCCATTTCCTGACGATGTCGTCGACGGCTCGGCCCCACGCCTGGATCGCGGCCGGCTGGTATTCGCGTACCTGGTCGAGCCAATTTGTTGCCTCGAAGGGCGCGAAGCTGCCGCGGGCTTTGCCGGTCGAGGATGGGTAGCGGACCATCGTGGGGGTGGCGCCGCCGGAGAATTTCTTACGGTTCCCACCGATGTTCACCTTGGGTAGGCGGTCGCTGCCGGCTTTGACGCTGGCGGCGATCTGCTCGCCCCAGGGTCCGGCGTAGTTGAGGGCGGCGTTTCGCCATGCGGGCGCCATGTGGCGCTCTGCGATGGTTTTGGAGGCTTTGCGGAGCTCTTTGTTCGCCTCGGGCCCAAGTTGCTTTAGGTCCTTGAGGAGCGCGTTTAAGCCTTCGACGTAGTAGTCGAATTGCTTAGCGGTCGCCATTTTGTAACTCCTCGAGGATGGTGGCTAGTAGGGCGGGGTCGTAGTGTCGGACCTCCTCGACCGGCCGGCCGGTGGCAAGTGCCACGCGGACGATCAGCCTTCGGACGGATCCGATTGGGTAGGGTCCGGCTCTTTGCCGACGATCACTCGGACCTTGCGGGCCCTAGCCCAGGCGCGTACCTCGGCGATGGTTTTGGGCTCTTTGCCTTCCGTTTGGCAGTAGGCGACTACGAGCTTTAGTCCGTTGTCGGTCACGTTGGAGCCGCTGTAGAGGCTTTCGGCGACCTCGAAGTCGACGGTCAGGGGTTGGACGATCGTCGGTTCGGTTTGTTCGTCGAGGTAGATGTTTAGTTGTGGGTACATGTGGCGTTTCCCCTTTCACGGTGTTAGGCGAAGGTGACGTCTCCGGTGAGGGACAGAGACGCGGTAGCGACGCCGGTGGCGTCGAAGGACAGGTCGAGGCCGTCGACGCTCATGGCCGAGCCGGTCCAGGTGCCGGATGCGGACGCGACCTCGACGGCGAGGGTGGTGGCCGCGGCGATCGCCGTTTGGAGGGCGTCGTAGAGTCCGGTGTTCTCGTCGTAGAGGAAGTCGATCGACATCGTGGAATTCAGGTCGGTTTGGTCGAAGGCGACATCGTCGAGGGTCTTTGTGCGGGTGATCGTCGGCGTCGTGGTGACGGTGCCGGAGGTCACCTGTGAGGTGTAGGGCGTGGCGCCGACGGTCACAGTGAACGCCGCACCTGCCACGGAGACAGCTGGCATGTTGTTATTCCTTCCAATGGGCCGAGACGTTTATCTCGGTAGTGAGTACGGTTCCCTGCGCCCCGGTGTCTTGTAGTTGGGGTGGGTTTACTTGCTCCACGTTCATCGTGGAGGGGATTAGGCCGAGGACCGTGTCGACGGCTTCCTCGATGTCGGTGGTGGCGGCGGCGTTTTGTCGCGGGCTAATCACGACCAGGACGCGCCAGCGGATCCGGTAGTTGAGGGGTGAGCCGATGCGCTCGGGAACGATCCATGGGGCGTCAGGGATGACGACGATGGCCGGGGGTTTGGGTACGGCCGGCATGGTGTCGTAGACGCGGATCCCGTGGCCCTCGAGCGCGGCGATTAAGGCTTGGCGGGCTTGCGTGGAAAGTGCCATTAGCCGACCACTCCGGCGACATTGAGGTAGGGCGCTAGTAGGCCCATAACTCGCTTAGTCATCCATACCGAGAGGCGGTAGGGGCCTGGTGTGAAGTCGACGGACACAGCTTCGCCGCCGGCGGCGGTGCGGGCTTGGAACAGCTCGACTCCTACGGAGACGGCGGCTTCTTTGCACGCTGCTGGTTCGTCGATGCGTGCTTGGGCGGTGATAAGGGCCCCGACGATGTCGTCGGCCGCTTCTGCGACCTGGTCGAGTACGCCATCGAGGGGGGCGACGTAATCGAGGTCGAGGGCGTCGGCCAACTCGGAGCCGGTGAGTAACGCCATCGTCGGGGTCCCTTATCTATTTCGGTGTGGTCTACGGCTGGTCGTAGATGCCGACGATTCCCGCGGTGATGTACGACGCGAACACGCTGTATCCGTAGATAGCGACGTCGCGGCCGAGGTTTCCGGCTACATCGTTGGTGGCCAGACGCGGGCCGTCCTCGAGCCACGCGCAGGCGGCGCGGTTCGTGACGATTGCGGATTCGCTGTCATCGGTTGCGAATTCGCGGGCGAGCACCAGGGGCAGGCCCATGACGGTGGCGCGGCCGGTGCGGCCGTCGAACACGCCGCCGACGTTCTGGACGGGGTAGTTCTGCGCCTGGAATTGTGACCACGCGCCGAGCTTCTTCATGACGGCGCTCGAGCAGTAGACGACCTCGGCGGGCTGCCCGGTGGCGGTCTCCACGTCAATCGCTGCCGCCCACACGGCTTCGATGAACGCTTGGCCGTCGGTGTCGGCGGAGAAGTCGTAGTCGATGCCGGCGGTGTCGTTCGCCCACAGGCCGGCCTGGAAGGCGTAGTCGGTTTCGGTGCCGTAGGCGCCCACCATGATGCGCTGGTGCGCGTCGACGTAGCTCGGGTCGGTGCGCTCGATGACCTGGAAGGACAACCGGGAGCCGGCGGCGTAGGTCGCCAGGGTCGCGGTGCCCTTGAGGATGTCGATATCGACGCTATTAACCTCGTCGCCTTCGGCGGCCTGCGTGGCGACAATCGCGGACAGGTCGCCTGTGAAATAGGGCCAGTTGACGGTCATTCCGGCGCCGGCGGCGTTGGTTGGGCCACCGATTGCGGAGATGCAGGGGCGTCCGCGGTCCAGGACGCCCTTGATGTCGCGGAGCCACACCGGCGGGACCAGACCTGGCGCGTCGGCGAGGGTCTGGACGTCGAGGGCGCGGTTCTCGGTGTCGCCGTGGTAGACGGCCTTCACGTACTCGCCGAAGCTGCGGAATTGCTCGAGCGGGTGCGCTTGCTCGCCCGTGTGCAGCTTGGCGGCTAGGTCGCGCATTTCCTCGCGGACCTCGGCCACGGCTTCCCGGGCTTCCGTATCGACCGAGGCCTGGACCTCGGGCGTGTTGTCCATGGTCTCGGACATTTGCTGTTCCTCTCTGATATCGCTTACGCCTGCGGTGGCGTAGGCGGGGTATGGGGTGAGGCTTACCTCGAGGAGGCGGGCCAGGGTGTGTTGGACTTTGTCGCGGGTCTTAGCCCAAGCGGACTCGACGGGCTGGAAACCAACGGATAGGCCTTTGGATGCGCCCATGCGGGCGAGGGTGGCGGCGTCGCGGCCGAGGGTGGTGTTGGCGATCTCGAAGTCGATGTAGAGGCCGTCCTCGCGGTTTTCTGCTCCGGTGATGATGCCCACGGGTTCCTCGTGCCGGTAGGCGAGGGGTTTGCCGATGACGATGGTGGTGGGTGTGTCGTAGGGGACGGCTCGGCCGTGGCCGATGCCGACGACGTCGCCGTTGCCGTCCTCGCGGTACTCAAATACGTACTCGCCGATCGCTTCGAGGGTTTTCATTCGGTTACTCCTGGGGTCATGGCTTGCACGCCGAGGGTCGGGAGGTCGAGGAGGGCTTGCGCTTCCTCATTGGACAGGACGCCGAGAGGTTGCAGCTGCGCGATGAGGGCGGCGACCTCGGTGGGGTTTTGCCGTAGGAATAGGGACGTGTCGAAGCGGACCGAGTGCCCGCGGGGTGTGACGTCGTCCATGCTTAGCCGCTGCTGGAGTAGGCCCATGATTGGTCGAAGGCTTAGGTCGAGGAGCTGCTTGTAAAGGTCGACGCGGTTTGCATAGGTAAGGCTCGATCCGGGGACGGCGGCGCCGAGGAATACGGGGTCGATGTTGCAGACTCGGGCGATGGCCAGGGCCGCGGTGGCTTTCGCTTCGACCAGCTGGACGTCGCGGGCCGAGAAGCCCATCGTTTGCGCGTCGATGCTCGAGTTGAGGTAGGCGGTGGAGCGGTTGGCGCGGGCGGTTTCCCAGGCCTCGAGTAGCGCGTCGACCTGGTCGGCCGGCAGGTCCGCGCCGGAGTTTTTGAGGGCCACCGAGGGGATGGGGCTTTCGGAATACATCAGAGTTGCGGCCTCGAGGGCGGCGGCGGTGTTAATCGCGGTGGCGCCGTTGCGGAGCCATCCGCCGCTGCCGTCTCCGTAGAATTTGATTACGTCGCGGGTGGGTACTTGGATGCCGCCGTAATAGAACGGGTCGGCCGGCGGCTCGAAGCTGTCGTCGATGCCCAGGTGGTCGCTGTTGGTGTCGGTGACCGAGTCGACGCGCAGGGGTTCGATGGAGGCGGGGAATCCGTCCCAGGTGCGCGATAGGACACGCCAATAGGCGCGGTCGTGGAGTAGTAGGTCGGTAACCGTGCGCGTCATGACCGCGGAGTAGGGGAGTATCGGGCTCGGCTTATTGAGGAAAGGTCGAGCGACGACGGCGTCGTCGGCGAGGTATTCGCGGAGCGGGAACGCGGCGATGACGTGGGTGTAGGTCTTTACGGCGTCGGCGAACGCGGGGACTTGCATGGCGGTTTGCCGGCTGACGCGGGCTTGGAGCTGGTTGGTGAGCAGCGCGAGGCTGGTGGCGGAGGTTTCGCGGACGTGCGGAGCCGGTGACTCCTCGGCCCTGGCCGTAGCGAGAGCGCCGATAGTCTCCTGGCTCCGCACTATCCGGAGTGAACGGGGAAACGCCACACAATCACGGTAAGGCGGCAATACCACGAAACCGGGGTCGTGCGTGGTATCAGCGGTTTATGCGCGTCTCCGTGTTCGGATCATCGGCGCGGGCCTGGGAGTTTTCGCGGCTTGCCACAGCGCGAACATGACAGCTCTGCCGGCGTAGACACCGGATCGGCCCATCGGGGCGGTGAGTACCCATCCGCCCTGCCGGCGGCTAATGGTCGACGCGCCGAAGTGTTCTTGCAGGATTTGGGATCCGTCGTGGCGGATGGCTTTTTGGTCGAATAGGTCGAGGAGGTTTTGGGTGGCGGCGGCGGCTTCGCGTTGCCCTACCAGGGTGTCGAATTTCTGCTCGAGCCGGTCGACGTAGCCGGGGGTAACGGCGACGTGGAGGGATGGGTGCTCGGCGCGGATCGACGCGAGTTTTTCGTCGGCCTCTTTGATCGTTCGATGGGTGGTCACGCGGATGACGAATCGGTCATCGTTGCGGGCGGCGACGGCGACGGCGTGGCCCATTCCGTCGAAGTCGGACTCGAGCGCCACGTTCCAGGTGCCCTCGGTCGGCAGCTCGA